TATTTTATTTCACAAGCTAACTTCAGTGTTTCCACCGAAATATCTGCCATTTCCGATTTCACCTTACGCCTAGCGGCGGCGGCGGCGGCGGCGGCGTAGGCGGCGGCGTAGGCGGCGGCGTAGGCGTAGGCGGCGGCGTAGGCGTCGGCGGCGGCGTAGGCGGCGGCGTAGGCGGCGGCGGCGGCGTAGGCGGCGGCGTCGGCGGCGATTTTCCTAATAGCGTTTTTATTTTCGCGAATATATTTCGCTGCAGCGCTCATTCCTTCGATGGAATTCGGAAATGCGCGGACAATTGCAGCGTGATCCTTTGCGTTAACCAAATCGAGAAAATATGGAAACGTAACCGTTATGCTCCGATAAATCATCAGCCGGGCCCGTGCTATTTCAATTTGCCGCGTGCTTCGGGTTCCTACCAGCAAAGGAATCAGCGGCTTTAGCTTCTGACGGTCTTTATCGCCAAATCGATCATTCAGCCGGATCGCGAACCGGGTCAAAACAGGACAAGCACATTCGGGATGATCCTCTATTCCGCCGCTCGTGATATAATCGACCGCCTGCATTATACACAAGCCCTTAGCGAGATTCCCCTTCCCCTGAACAAGAGCCTTGTCAGAGATTTCTTTCCATTTTTCTTCCGAAATTTTTACGACAGTGTGCATTTTAATTCCTTCCGTTTTTAAGCGTTTTGCGAATCTGAGCCAAAGTTTGAATATTCTGCTGAATTCCGTTGTGGAACACAATTTTAAGGGCTCCCAGCGTCTCCTGGTAAGGAGTTTGACTTTCCCTCAGAGTCAGATCGTCTTTCACGCGCAAAAGCCCCCTAGCGGAATTCTTAGTCCCGTCATCAGTGGCCGGGGCCTTGAAGAGCTCCGCGGGCTGATCATTGATGATCCCGTAAGTCGCTTTCATGGCGAAGCCGAAGGTATCTCGCGTTACGTATTGGTAAGTATAGCTGCCGATTCCGAAAACCACATTTGTCGACGCAAAGCCTTTCTCTTTCAAACCCCGGCATATAGCCTCGGCACGCTCAAGCGTAATCGAATCGCCGTAAATCAGCCCAATATGCGGATCCAGAACCTTGTAGCCTTTGCGATTTGTGGTTCCTCCGAAGACCCCCCAGAGCAGTTCAACAGCCCCCCGCCCCTTCGGAGACGCATCAATCCCATCTCCACAAATGATCTTTACCGGATCTCCACTATCTGGACGAATCACCACCTTGCCCTCTCGAGCCAAGATCTTGCTTTTCAATTCGGGAAGCGTCTTCGTCAAAACGTGCCAGAAGTCCCAGGTATCAGAGACAATCGAAACAATTCCGTTCGGATATACCTTCGAAATCAACCGGTCGAAAGTTTCGAGCTCCGTCTCCATGCCCCCCATGCACATAACCGCGTGCTCCGTAGCGGGAACGGAACCCGCAATCAGCTCTTTCTCGCAATCGGCCCCGTAGTATTGCTCCAAGAAATCAATCGCTGGAATGGTATCGGAGCCTGTAAAACTCAGGAGATGCCCGGCGCCCGAAGCAGCCGCGGCCCCCACCCCAACCTGGCCTCGCATTGAGAAATCGTGGCCCTGCCAGTCAACAAATTCCGGTGTTTCGCTGGTCAGCTTCGCATATTCGTCCAGGAGCATGCGGTATTGGTGCGCGATCGTGGCGCTCGTCATTGGATGCCAGAGCTCACAGGAAAGGAGGGTTTCGAGGAAATTTGGCACCCAATAGAATACCATGGCCGTATTGCAGATCGTCAACACCGGAGTTTTCAGCGGACACAGCGTGCCCTCCGGAAGTGCCTTGATTGTCACCGGGAGGTAGCCGAGTTTGTGAAGGTCTTCTAGGTGGTCCATCTTGATGGCCCCCTTCCCCAGGCTGTTGTCCATTCTTCTCTTATATTTGCCCAGGACTTCGGCTGCCGGTCTTTGGAAGAAATTCCTGTTGAATCCGTTGATCAGGTGTTCCTGGATGAAGGCCTGGATTCCGAAGACCACTACTTCCTTGACCCCTGGGATTCGGCTTACTCTTGGGGTGAAGTTGGAGTAGCAGAATTGTGTGCCCTCCGGGTATTGCCTGCGGTGATCGGTCTTGTAGAAATCTGTGAATAGTGTTGGCTGGAGATTCATACTGGGATTATTCCTTTTTTTCTTTTAAAGTTATTGTGAGGGAGGCTATTTGTGGTATAAAGATCGATTCCCCTGTCGGTGAGTACTTTTCTGCCTTTTGAGAAGATTCCATGTGTAACGAAAAGCGAGATTTTGGAATCCTTCCCATAGAACTCCCGGATCGTCTCTTCGATACCAAGGAAAGTCGCTCCCCCATCGCAGATATCGTCGATAATCAGGAAATGTCCGCACTCGATCGAAATCGAGCTGCATTCCTGATTAATCTTATGGGCGAGGATCTTGCCCGTCCCTGGATCACGGCACTTATTGAAAACCAGCTGACTTTTGAAATTATGTTTGTATCGGTCCCGTGCCCCAGCATCTGGAAACACGAGAGTATTTGGCTTGATTCGAGCTATTAGCCTTTGCTGCATTGCGTGCGGGTTGATATTCTCGAAGTTTTCGAAGGGAAGCACTTCCCGCACCACCTTGGGATTATGAGCGTCGAGTGTCGAAAAAATATCCGGCCTGGCGCTCTTTATCAGCTGCAAAAAGATCCGCAAATTGAAAGTCGATTCATTGGAAATCGGCTTGTCCTGACGCCCAAAAGGCAGGTAGGGAACGTAAAGATCCATGAAGGCCTCCGGCTTTAAGGCCCTAAGCGCCAACAGGTCGTAAATCTCCCGCTCTTCCTCAAAACGCCAGTCGACCAGCAGCGTTTCTGCTTCCATGATTTCCTTGGGGAGATGCCAAAGCTGACTTGTCTTATCCGGAAAGAAGGTAGGGCCAAGCCGGATTTTATTCACTGTGATCATTGTGAGAATCCCCCGCGGACTTCCTTCATAGCCTGCAGGAGCTCATCGAGAGTGTTTTTGCGCACCGGATACCCCTTTAGGAAGTTGTAAATTGTTGCGGTCGTCAGAGACCGAGTAAAACGTGAGAATGTATAAACCCCCATGGAATGCTCCTTCAGGAAGGCTTTGAGTTCTTCGGGAGTCATTTGCATTTTCCCCAGTCTTGCGAAATTTTTTTACTCAAAACATAGACTCGAAACCCACCCTCCGAAATATAGGTTTCATGAGGAAGATGACTAAACGCGCATTGCAAAGCTAGATGCTTCGCGGCGATTTTCTTGGGAAAGCAAATCATCAGCTTTCCATTGGCTAAAATATTGAGTTTCATTGTGCACCATGCTCGCTGGCATATTTTACGGCTTGCAAAAGCGCAATCTTCAAATTGTGTTTCTGCTGTTCCGCGTCGTGGTGAAAAAAGAGGGCTTGCTCTTCTGTTGGGCATTTCGATGGAAGATTCAGATAGGTGATTAAAGCACGAAACTTAGCCCGACCGTGCATATCATAGGCTTCGATGTGATCATCAATCGTGAAGTCATCAGTACCGCCCCCGTCTGCCCAAACGGTCTTTCCCGATTTTGTGTGGCCTAATTGAATATCATCTTTGACTACTGGTTTATTGTTTTCCATTGGCGAGTTCTCCTTGAAAGGAGATTTATCGCCCCGGATCTACTTTGTCAAAGTTTATTTTGTCAAAATTAAGGCTTCACGGTTGGACCGGATCGTGCGACCTACTTCCTGACTAATCTGATTCACCATCTGGGCCTGGTCATAGGTGCAAACCGTCACAGAGCAGAGTTTTTCTATCTCTCCCTTGAGCCATACAGCAGCCTGGTCACTCGTGCACTGTGTTACCTTCCAGCTCGCTTGGAGGGCCTTCCATTGGACGTCGGACAAGCGTTGCGGATTGCTCGTAAGAAAATCATCGCAATGGGCCCCCGAATTACCACCGGGATAGGGAGCGCAGAGAGGGAAATTATGGATGACCGTGGCACAGCTATTGAGGAGTAGCGCTGCCGTCATCGTTTGCCACAGCTGACTGAGCCGCATCGAATTCGTCCTCCGCGTTTGCGATCGCCTGGGCGTTTCCGGAAGCCAGCGCCGTCTGGAGATCGGCTGACGCCTGGTCCATTTTCGAATCCTCAGACCCCGTCTGCAGGTCAATTACCGCGAACGTGGCTCCGGTCTCCACAATTTTGGTAATGTAGTTTTCAAAAGCAGCTTCAATATCGCCCGTGATCTGCTTAATTACCGGAAGGCCTAAAGCAGGCAAATATCCGATCAGGATATTCTGAATAACCGGCTGCAGCACAGTATCGATCCCCTTTAGAAAGGTATCGAGCTGCGCTGCGGTCGAATTTATTGTGGTCGGGCCGCTCAAACGAGAGAGGCGAGCACATCCGGAATTACTGCGATGATGAAAGCGGCCAAGTCCTTCTCAGCGGCATTCAGTTCTGGAGAAGCGCTGACCAGCTTAGCCTTCACGATTGGCGCCACCACCGACTGGAATTCTGCAGTCGCGAAAGGAACCAAGGCTTGGAAAATTGCTTTTTCAGTTGCACTCATTGGCATAAAACTTCACTCCTATTATTTTTTGTAACTCAAATATGCTATCAAAGTCGCCCAAAGACCACCAAGAATTTTTTTGGCCATATCGAATTCCGCGCGCAGTTTCGTCAGCTTGGAAATGCTGCCGCCCTCTTCGAAATGGGGCACCATGAGATCCAGCTTGGTTTCGATTCTGGCAAGTCTATCCGTGAATTCCTTTTCCATTTAGTACCCTTGTGTTGCCACCGCAACAGTGAGAGTTCCTGCGGCGCCAGTTCTGGTCCACGATACCCTGATCCAATTATAGCAAACCGGGTTTGTGGGAACAAGCACCGTCGTCGCGCCCGATGCCACGGTCGCGCTAGCGCCCGGAATTGTAACCCAAGTGGTCGGAGCAAAAAGAGACGGATCCAGGCCTTTTGCCGGATCATTGCTGCCCTGTAAAACGAGACTTCCCGCCGCCGCCCCATCGCTAAATGTCGCAATGGCCGTAATATTGAAAATCTGATTCGCCAGAATCGGAGCGCTGGCCGCGGGCGTCGTATTGTTTGCCACTGCATTAATTACTACCTGATTGATCGTTAGCATAAAAATCTCCTAAAGAGCCGTAACCTGCCAAGAGCCCGAACTTGTGCAGTCCCAAACATCGCAACTCGCAGAGCCGCATGTGCCCGTCGAAGTAGTGGAATGAGCACACCCGCTTGTGGTTACCGATAATTTACCGGCTTGAGCTGTGAAAACAACTTCCCCCGCGCCTCCCGCAGCGCCTGCAAAACCCGTGACGCCGCCCGCACCAACCGCGCCGCCGCCGCCGCCGCCGCCAAAAGTTCCAGCTACGGCATTATTCCCATTTAATCCGCCCGTGCCCTGGCCCCCAACCCCGCCGCAACCGCCTTGCGATGCGCCGCCCGATCCGCCAAGGTTAAACGATCCGCCGCCGCCGCCGCCGCTCCAGCAAACAGAAGTGCCAGTGATCGAAACATTGGTGCCCGTGCCGCCATTTCCTGCACCGGTCGTAGGAGAACCGCCCGTATTTGCCGCCGCCGCAGTCGCGCCGCCGCCGCCCGCAGAACTTGCGTTGCCGGTATTCGTATTCCCGCCGACATTTCCTTGGCCCGCTGTGCCAGTTCCCCCGGAACTCCCCGTAACGTCAGTGAACGATGAAGATGCACCGCCGCCAGATCCGCCATTTCCGCCCGCCGAACCGCCGACTGTGCTGGTAGTCAGACCCCCGAAACCCCCGCCCACAGCAGTCGTAAGCCCCGTAACGGTAGTATTTCCCCCCGCAGTAGCCGGAGCACCATTGGTTCCCGCCGCACCTATGCCGACAGTGAGCGTACCGATCGCGGCCGTGAACGTTCCTTGAACTAAGCCACCGGCGCCGCCGCCGCCTCCAGGGTAATTACTGTTAACCCCATTTGCGCCGCCGCCCCCGCCGCCCGCCATCAAAAAAGTTACGGTAACCGGAGCAGCCCTGGCTGAAAAAGAAAGAAGGAAGCCCGGAGAACAAAGCCCTTGGGAAACTGCGAATAATGCCGCGAGCAAACGGATCATGGGCCAAGGTTCCCTGCTAGAAGCCAAGTATCTGTGGCCGTTTTAATCAATACCGCCGTGGCATATCTTGCCGAAAGCGCCAGGCCCGCAGAGATGCTATGGATCGTCACGCCTCCCGCCCCCGCAATGGTAAGCGCCCCCGCCCCGTCCTGCTCTAACTGGATCGAATCCATCACCGGGAAGGCCACAGAAGCGTTAGTGGGGATCGTGAAAGTGGTCGCCGAACCGCTGGTCGACTGCACAAGCGTATTTCCTCCCGCGTGGACCCCATCTGACAATACGAAGGTGTAAGTGGTTCCACTTTGGGCATTTGCCGTATAATCCAAGCCAACATTGGCTTTTGGCAAAACCCCGGTTACCCCCGTGGTCAAAGGAAGCCCCGTGGCATTCGTGAGCGTTCCAGAGGCTGGGGTACCAAGCACCGGAGCAATAAGCGTCGGCCCGTTGTTCAATACCGCTGTGCTTCCCGATCCGGTAGTGGTGGCCGCAGAAATCGCCGTTCCGTTTCCAGCTAGAAGCGGGGAATTGACCGTAGTGGTCAAAGTAAGAGCCGGGGTAGCGCCACCGGAAGAGCTGCCGGCGAAGCCATTGGCGGATGCTACCGAAACCGCTGTAACCGTCCCCGCAGCACAGCTCGATCCCGTCGAAGTGATATTTCCGGACCCATCTGCCGTCAAGCAGCCGGAAACCGCGCCAGAATCCTGAATATTTTTAATAAAAAGCTTACTGCTAGAGTCAATCTTCCAGTTATTAGTAGAATTATCCGCCTGATTACCGTCGATATAATCACTCGTTTGCGACGTGATCAGGTTCATGGCGATAGTCGGAACAGTGGTTGCCCCAGCTTGATTTTTGATTACTAAGCTAGCAGAAGGAGAGCCAAGGGATGCGCCAGCAATTGCAACGGTTCCTGTGGCTCCATTAAACTTTTCCGTATAAAGATTTTGATTAGGGTTATAGAAAACCAACTGCCCTTGCGGGGTGGTATACTCAATATTACAGCCATTATTGGAAAACGTTCCGCTTTGACCACACAAAAGCAAGCTACTAGCAAAAGAATCGCTTACGTTTGTAAGCCGTAACCCACCCTGAAAATCAACGTAAAAATTAGGCACCCCGTTTAAATCAGCCTCAAAAGCGTGCCCCGTAAACCCGCTTGGAGAGTTAACGCCTACCATGGTCCCAGTGGTCTGCCATCCGGTGGAGGTGGTTCCGGTTGGTTCTACAAGAAATTGCGGTTTTGTTGTAGTTGAGCTGCCCCCACTAAAAACGGTGCCCACAATAGAGACGGGAGGAGTGGAGGCTGCTCCATTATCGGAATCTATCAATTGTCCGGTGAATGTTTTAGCTCCAGAAAAGGATTGCGCCACAACACTCACGCCACCGGCATTTGAAGCATCGGCAGGCTGAAGCGTAGCCACGGTTCCAGATACAGAAGCTCCATTTGCGTTTGGCGTGCTTCCATATGCTCCAAAGGAAGTAAAACCAGCCCCCGGAGGGGCAGCCCAGGTTCCATCGGCCCGCAGAAAGTTCGTGGTACCGCCACCCGAAGCCGTACACGCCCCAGAGAGGCTCGAGGTAAAAGTATTGATTAATGCTGTGAGCTGCGTGGTGGTAAGCGCCACGGGAGTCGCCGTGCCGCTGATATTTCCTAATACTGTATTGTTTCCGTTTGTTTGCAGCTTGGAATCGGAAATCGCCGCTCCGGAGAAAATATCCGCATTGGTGATTTTCCCGTCTGCAAAAGCAGTCCAAGAAAAGAGAAAAGAGAGAAAAATAAGATTTTTCATGAGTAAAACGCCCACAAGGTTTGAGGAATAGGCACCGCGACTGGCGCGACTGCCATGGTAATTGTTTGACCGGCTACCGTATATTGACCGGAAACGCCCTGGTCCTGCTCCACCCCATCCAGGAAGAGAAGCACGTTCGCGTTTGCGGTGGGCACATTGGCCAGGGAATAAGTCACGTTAGACCCGTTGACGAGGCCCGCAGGCGTCTCCTGATGAAAAGTCACTGAGCCCCCTCCCCCTCCGCCGCCAGATCCACCACCGAAAATCCCCGCATATTGCGCCCAGAAGCTCATTAGGCCACCTTCCCGTTAAAGGTCGCTTGGAGCCGGCCAGTTCCGCTCGTGAAAGTAAAAACTAGACGCAAGGCGTAAGCGCCGGTGCTCCATTCAATCCAGCCTGTTCCCGTATTGCCCGAGACCGGAGCGGAAAAGGCACTGGCCAAAGCGCCATCATTCAGGCTCACCGTAAGCGGGAGATCCGTCCAGGTACCCGCGTTATTCACCAATCCGGATGCGAAAACGCTGTAATCATCAGAAGACTGCAGCTTGATCGTTCCCACCGGAGAAGTTCCGGCCCAGGAAAGGCTATAGGAGCCTAGCGTTACAGATTGGAGAATTGTGACCGCGGAAGTGATATTTCCGGACATGTCCCCGTTGGTAATGACGGGATTTGGTCGTAAATTTGTCCTGGTCGACATTGGGATCTCCAATTCATGGCCCGGGGTCCCCGCGCCTCATTAGATTCCCAAATGATGCTTATTCTTCAATATGCGACTGCCGGGCCTGTGCCGCTTGCTCCTGCGTTCGGTATTGCCCGGCCGCTTCTCCCAGCTTCGAAGTGTCTTTTTTGTTTTTCGTCACCGGAGGGGACATGCCCTGGGCCCCTCCCATTTGATTAAAGGTGCCCTGTGCGGCCGCTAGGGAGGCCTGGGAAAAGGTGCTATCCATCGGCTGACCGTGGAAAAGGCTCAAACCATGGACCAGGTCATAAGGAACCTTGTTCCCCTCGGCCAGGTGATCCGTCATCGCCTGCGTGAGCTCCTTGCCAATCTTATCGTAAAATGAAGGGTAGAGTTTTTTCGCAATGGCCACATGCTGAGGGAGAAGCGATGAATTCTGGATGTGGTGGAGCAGCATGAGCGGCTGCTGCGCAACTCCCAGCGTATCGTGGAAATCAGATTTTTCAAAGTCAGAGGGCTCAATTTCTTCATCTAATGGTGCCATCCTGGGGTTATAGGGGCGAATCGCGGCTATATTCCCGGCAGCGGCAGAGCCTAGCTTGGCAATCGCAGTCCCGTGATTAGGCATATAATGACCGACTTTTCCCCCAAAAGCATACATGCTGGATGGATTTCTTTGGGCGTCCTTCAGATCCTCATCCGTCTGCTCGAGCTGTTTTTTGTCCGGCATCATCTCCGAAGGGATCACCTTCGTGCCATTGAAGAGATTTTTCGCTCCGCGCTTCAGCAGGCCATCGCCCTGTTTGGCGTTTTTTATGTAATTGACACTTGCCTTAAAGGCCGCAGGATCTGGCTTCGCCCCAGAATCGAGCATATGAATAACCCCGGCCTGAGTGTTTTCCGAGGTTGCGCCCACTGCTTTTGGCAGGTTCCCGAACATGGAAATGTATTTGTCTAGGATCGCCTTAGTGCGCCAGGCTCCCGAGGTATCTAGATCATGGCCTATTTCCGCACCAAAACCTTGTCCCAGCGACTGTCCCAGCCACCCCGTGCCAGTCAAATGAGATACAAGCGCCCCTATTCCCCCGAAAATCTTTGACCAACGGTTCACCGATCGAGATCCGTTAATTGCGTTCCTTGGCTGGAACCCATAGAGCGGCGATTTTTCAAAAGCATAACGCGTGCTCAGGAGATCCAGAATCTCTGGAATAGAGCGTCCCCCAATGCCCGGAATATGTGCCAGCTTCTCTTTTGCGTATTGGGAACGATCATAAGTGACCGATTTAAGCGTGTTCTCCACCGTCGCGGGAGTTAGGCCTTTTAGGTTTTCTTTCGCTTTTTCCGCAGCTGCGAGGTTCTCCTGGGCTACCTGCAGTTCCCGGGCAGGCTGGCCGATCGCTACAGCCTCATTCATCATTTGACGCGTGCGAGGATCTCGCAATGTTGCGAGATCCTGCGAAGTTTTTTGGGATACCGCAAACGTGGGATCTGCCTCCGTTGCGGCTTTGGTCAAAGCGGGAGAAGCGTATTGGTCAATCGGCCATGTAAACTTAGTCCCGGTCTTTTGCTCAAGTTCCCTCAAAAGCGGCATTTCGTTTACATAGGTCGCTTTATTTGAGCCCAGAGCCTGGATTGCTCGCACCGCTTCATCCGGCGCTCCGTATTTGGAAATAGCGGATTTAAGCGTCATATTTTCGTCTACCGGAAGCATGGCCTCCCCGTATTTTGGCACCTGCTGCTTTAGGTAGCCGTTTAGGGCTCCTTCAAGGCTTTCAAAATAGGGAACCAGGCCTTTAGCAACGTCTTCGTTTTGCCCAAGCCACTGGCCCCGCTTCTGGAGACCTTGAACAAGAGTTTTGGCATCGGGAAAGGAAATTGTATTCCCATTTTCGGTAATGATTCCCTCCATCACCTTTGTCAGCGCGGCGGCGCGTTCCGGGAATCCCTGCTTATTCAGCTGCTCAATCATCGGGTCCGCGGCTTGGTAGAAATCTCTCAGGCTCATGGTGCCCGGCGTCTTATTCAGAATGTCCCAGGCTTTTCCTGAATCGGCGCCGATGATATTTCCTAGTTTCTGATATGCGTCGACAGCTCCCGGAGCTGCGTCAAAAGCGTTCTGCTGCAATCCATCCGTAATTCTTTGAACTGCCTGCCTATAGAGCCCCTGCGCAGCGTCGTTCGCGTCATCGGCGGCGTAGCCCATAAATTTAAAATTGTCTCTCAGGCCCTGTTGAATAGCATTGACGTTAGCCTGAGCGGCATCCAGTTTCTGAGTGCCCGTTCTCACGCCTTCCAGCACATCATTTACATGGTCAGTTACGATCGGGAGAATATCTTCGATGCCAGGAACTGAATTAATGGCTTTTTGACGCGCAAGATAGTCCTCAATCTTTTCGTCCGGGACCCCGCCAAATTTCGTCAGCACCCGGCGCAGAAGCGGGGCCATCGTGATTCCATCATCCGGAAGCGGGCTCCCCAGCTTCCAGTTGGCTTTGATCTTATTAAGCATCTCCCCGACCGCTTCCCCAGCATCGGAGTCCGCGAAGGCTTTACCACCAGCCATGAGAGAAGATGCCCCAGCCCCACCCACAAAGCCCAAGGCAGCACTCAGGCCCATATTCACAGCCACAGAACCGGCGGTCTGGTCCGGATCTTTCTCGATGGACTTCGTCATCTCAGCGCCGCCCTGGATCGCTGCCAATTCTGTTGCGGCCTTTACCCCTGTCGCGATTGCTTTCGCGCCCCATGGAGAGAATTTGGAAACTCCGGTTAGGGCCTTTGCCCCCTCCCCCAATGCTCCGACTGCTTCCCCAAATGGGCCCATGGCGAAGCCGGCTATGTCCGCCGGGATTCCCAGCCAATTAGACAGGCCTTTTTGCCTGCGAAGCATTTCCTCGGGAGTCGTCAGTGATGTAAGCTTATTCCCCGCATCAATACTTTCTTGGTCCAGTGGAAGGAAAATCTTTGCGGTTTCAAGAGCGGGAGCCAGCGGGCCAATAAGCCCTTGCCCGACCCGCTCCGCTACTGCTCCCAAGGTTTCCCCAGGGGATAGCGGCGTACTGTCATCCTTGAAATTCTCTACCGGTACGGCTCCTGAAGGAGCTGCATCGTCTTTAAATTTCTCGATCGGGATCGCCTGCCCGATATCTGGAGAAGCTGCAGCCGTTCCAGGCGCATGCGAAGGGTAGGGCGTCCCTGATTGGTCAGTTTCCAGAGGAGCGACGTAATCGGCCGCAGGAGCCCGCTCAGGAGCTGCGTCTTCCTGGAACTGGTCTACAGGAACCGCCTCCTGGGGTATTTCGTCCATTATTTCACCGGTATCATGAATTTGCCGGTCGGATCCAGCTTATAGGGCTTGCCGCCCATATAACGAATGCCAGACTTGGCCCCCGAAGCCTTTGATAATGCAGCTGCGGGAGCGGCCGAAGCTGGGAGCCCGTATCCCTTTTTCAGAGAATTCAATGTGGCCAAATTATCGCGGCCAAGTTCTTTATACCCCTGCCCCGAACGATAGGCATTGAAAAACTGCGTCGGGTTGGATCCTACGATAGAGCCCACAAAATTCTTCTCGCCCTCTCTAAAGACACCCTGGGCATTCGCTCTGCGATAGGCATCCTGAACCAGCGCGGCCTTGGCCGATCCTTGATTGATCACAGCTGGGTCAAGGGATCCGCTGTTTTGCGCGGCAAATTGCTGCAGATCGCCCACTTTATTTTGCAGCTCTTGCCGGGCAATCATCTCTTCCCGGACCTTATCAGGAGGCGGGATTGACGCCTGACCAACTCCGGGCACATGAAGCTTCTGCAAAGCGTCTGCATCCTTATCCTGGCCGTTCATGCGCAGGAACTGCATACGTCTCTGAAAATCCTGCTCCGGATTAGAGCCGGGCTGGGGCCCAAGCATGGCATTTTGCACGGCCATATTGTGCTGGAGCTCAGCTATCTTTCCATCGAAAAGGCCCGAAACCTGAAGTGCCTTTGCTGATTCCTGTGCTTGGGTACCGAAATCGGCAATTTGCTTGAATTTGGACGCGAAAATCTGCTGCGTCTGCATATTCGTCATATCCATCGCCTTGTTCAGATTCTGGGTATTTTGCAGATTATTGCTCAAAAGGCTTTGCTCGGAGCCTAAATTGTCCTTTTGGGCCTGGATATCTCTATTGATATTGTTTTGCAAAGCTTCAAACGCGAGATCGGGACGACCGGCTCCGGAACCCATTCCCCCCAGCATTAATCCTATGCCGGTCATCAGTTTTTTGCCGGTCGACATGCTGTTAATATAATGATCCGGGTCAATCTGCCCGCTTTGAATATCCTGAATCATCGCCTGGCGTTCTTGGCCTGACTGCTGCATATCATCATGATAAGCTTGCAGCTGCTGCTGTTGCTGCGTCGCCTGTGTTCCCGCCATGCTTCCAGCCCGCTGCGCAGTAATGGATTCCTGCACGTTCTGCTGAAGTTGGCCCTGCTTAATCTCTTGAAGAGCCTTCACTTGTGCCTGCATGGCTGCCTGAGCCCCGTAAGGGTCATTCGTCAAAGCTACTGCAGCGGGTGCAGTCTGGTCGGCAACGGTTTGATCTGGAATCCGCGGATCTCCCACCTGAACCTGGCCCTGGGGTACACTCGCAGGAGCCGGGCCCTGATCGGCGGGAGCTGCTGCAGGCTGAGGATCAGCGGGAACATCAGGCCCCCCACCCCCAGCCATCATGACCGGCTCATGGGGATCCTGAGGCGCTGGCTTCACCTGGGAGGTTTGATCGGGCTGCATCGGTGCGCCGCCCATCTTGTTCTCTTTGATCGGAATTTGGGAATAATCCTGAATTGGCTGCTGGGGCTGCTGCTCCGCCTGTCCGCCATCTTTATAAGATTGGCCTGTTCCCACTCCGACATTTGGATTTGGAAGTGGTCGCGCCGGAGGGGTGAAAGATTGCTGATCCGCAGGTGCCGGCCGCTGCTGCATATCCTTCATCATCTTCTGCGGCATCTGAAGATTCTTTGCGCTCTGATTTCTGGCTTCGGTTCCAGTCAGATCGGTTGCTGGTTCCATTTCGGCACTCGTATCAATCGAGCCGCCCTTGGCCTCTTTCTTCGGGCTCATTGGCAGCGCGTCTAAAGCTTTGCGGAGCCCAGTGGACAGGCTATTCCTGGCTATGCGGATTTCATGGCCCTTTGGATGCTGGAGTACCGTGGACGCGTGATCGCTCGAGATCTTTTTGAATCCGTCGAAGTTCATTTATTCTTCCGCTTTGCCATAATTCTGGCCACGAAGTCATGAGCGCCCTGGGCAGGATTGCCGCTCTGCATGATGCTATTTGGAATGACTATTCCACCAACTTCTAATTTCTTTGGCACAGTGTCGTTTGCGTACGAATTCCCCTGAACTTTTGGTGTACCCGCAATCCGCTCGCCCACAGAAAGCGCATTTTTCCCTTTTGCTACCAGCTTTGCCTTTTTTGGAGTCAGCCATACTTCCCCCGGAGATACTAGGGCGTCAACCTTGCCGCCTTTTGCGTATTCATCACTCGGGGCTGCGGGAGCCGGCGACGAAGTGTCAACCCCACTCACAACCGCGTCAACCTGACCCGGAGCCATCACAGGAGCCCCTGCTTGGTCCAGTTGATTTTGGGTCGATAACTGGTCGGCCGCCCCCTGGGATCCCTTATCAATGAAGTTCGGCCCCCCGGCTTGCTGGGATTGCGGCGTTTTTGCAGTCGCGGCCGGCTTTGCAAAAAGCTTCTTAAAAGCGCCCCCGATGCCTGAAACTGCCTTATTTGCGCCCATGCTCGATGGCTGCTGATTGCTTAGCTGCATTCCGGGAATCGAAACAACGCCGCCCTGAGTGCTCCCCACCCCCGCCAGAAACTGGCCGAAGCGAGAAGCAGGCCCGTCTTCCGGAGCCGAAATACCGCCGGTCATTCCCATAGGGGCAATGCTTGCGCTGTAATTAGCTGGAGGCGCGAAAGTCGGCACCGGACCCCCATCCGCGAAAAGAGCTGCTAGCCCGGCTATCGCCCCCGCCCCGCCGCCTGATTTTCCCTTCGCTGCCGGAGCCTGAGGCGCCGCAATCGAGGCGTTATCAGAAGGAGCCTGAACTGTCGCGGCATCCGAATCATTGGAGAAATTGGCGGATTCTACATCCCCGCCATCATCGTATCTCTGAACCATGCCGCCTTTGGCTCCCATAACGAGGGATCCGCCCCCGGTCAGAGCTCCGGTCATCAGGCTATTCTGCTGGCCCATGGTTTGGCCGGCCAGCATTCCGTTAATATTGTTGATATTGCCCTGCATTGCGATCGCGCCCTGGTTCGCTGCGCCGGCCGCATTAAGCACATTGCCTTGCTCTGCCAGCTGGGAGCCCGTATTCGCGTTCTGCTGGCCAATTTGATTGGCTGCCATGGTATTCGCCATTTGCCCGGACTGTTGCATGGCCCCGAGTTGCTGAGCTGCTGTGTTGGCTTGCCCTTGTGCCGCCGCGTTCTGCATGGCCGCGCCGCCCTGCTGGGCTATTTCTCTGTTCGCCAAGGCCGGGCTGATTCCCTTTTGACTGGAAATTGCTCCCGCCTGCTGGGCTGCGATATTTTGGATATTCGCCTGATATTGCGCCTGGGCCGGATTTGGCCCTGTCCCGTTGGCTACCCCTTGGAGCTGACCGTAAACCTGGGACTGGTTCCCTAAACCATTCTGTTGCTGGAGCGCTTGAAGAAGACCGGCTTGGCCTCCTAAGTTTTGCTGCACCCCTGCATAAGAATTCATGATTTGCTGTTCGTTTGTGGTCCCGAAAAGACTTGAAGGCCCACCGGGAGCCGCGAAGCCGGTTCCATTAATCCCGCCATTCAGCCCAAATTGGCTTCCCATGCCGGTCCCGGTCGTGTCAGTGAGACTTCCGCCCCCAACCACGCCTCCGCCTAGGATTGCACCCGTGCTAAGCTTGCCGCCCGATACATCACCGCCAAGATCAAAATGCGGTCTCAATTTGCGAACAAGAGTTGGGCGTAGGGCCATCAGATCTCCTATTGATTCCCAAATGATGCTTCTGTATAAAGTCGGAGGCGGGTTGCGCGAAAGCGAAACGCTGAGCTGTGGGATATGTTTGCCCTAAAGGATAGCCGCTATGGGTCACCCGCCACTAACCAACAGATTCGGCAGCCGAGAAGGTTCTGAAGCTGGACTTCACGCCTACGGTCAGGTTTAGGCCGCTGATCGTTAAGGCTGCGCCTGGAACCGTGCTGAGCTCCTGAATCGTCAATTGGAAGGCCTGGCAGCGCTGTTTTGCCAGGAATACCCGCCAGTTTTCGAGAGAATTGCCGTTTGGCGTAATAATCGTCGTTTGCGCGGGGATCCCGATTGTGGGAGTGCCGCTGAGCGGGTTCACGTTAAAGTCGTAACTGATCTGCACCTGAAGCTGATGGGCGCTTAGATACTCGGCCAGGATATAGAAGAAAAAGGCCCGCTGATAGCCCTGCAGGCCCGCTAGCTTGATCCAAGAAGTCGTGAAGCTCATCTGATAGGCTGTGTTGGTCCCATCAGCAAAGACCCCGGGAGTTTCCTGGAAAACCGTTCCAGCCGCGTTTACGAAAGTATGCAGGTTATTGTATATGCAATCGCCAATGCCAGCAGGATTGCTAAATTGACCCCACTCCCCATAAAAATAATCGTACATCAGGGTCGAACCACCCGAAAGCATGAACCTTACCTGGTTCGCGTTCGAGATCAGCTGCCCCCCCACCACTCCCTGCGAATTAAAGGCTTCCGCTGGAGCCCCGAGGTATTCCACGCTGAGATCCCGGCCGCAGATATAGATCCCCTTCAGGCTCTTGAAGAAAAGACCCATAGGGCTGTAAACGATGGATTGCTGATTCACTATGCCGGCGTCCGCCGTAATGAAGATGGGGTTCGAGAAGTCGTTGTTTGCGCCGCTCGCCGCGGGCCCGTCCCCCACGATGTAAAGCAGGTTGGTTTCCGTTCCGAGAATGATCTTGTCATCCAGCCGGGCTCCGGCCGTGAGATTCCCGAACATCGTGCCCACGTTCAGCACGAAGAGATCCGACATTTCCACGGGGCTTCCCGGGATTACCTGCTTGGAATACCAGATCTGACTAGGAGTGTCGGCCGGGATCAAAATCAGGCGGTTTTTGTAGGTGAATAGCGCGAGTGCGGCCGGAGGCCCGATATTTTCCACTTCCCCCGTCGTATAGATCTGCTCATTGGCCAGCAGCGTGTTGTCCGCGGCTATATCCGTAAAAGTCCATACGGGCGGATTCGCGTTCAGGATATTTGCCTGTGTCGCTGGAACGGGGAGCAGGCGGAAGTAAATATCTCCGTTCGCAATGGTGCGATAGGCCACAATGGTGCTGCCTTGCTTCTGCGTCAGCGTCAGAAAAGGCACCGAAATCTGAACCGCCTGGCCGGCAGTCACCGCTATGCTGATCACCGGGCTGGGAGACGATCTGTTCACCTGGCCCTGGTTGTCTGTCCATTCGTAAACGAACTGATAGCCGTATTGCCCGGTCGAAAGCCCGGAACCCGTCGTAACGAACTGGGAAACTGAGATCTGCACGTTTTCTGGATAAATATGGAAGTTATTTTCCACCACATTTTGCCCGTCGTACTGAATCACAGTGCCGGAAGCGATATTTAGGTTTTCCCCCAGCGCTACCGCGGAAGGATTCGAGAGAAAAAAATCTATCACATCCGAAACTACTCCGAAATTCGCATAGGTATTCACCTTGCTAATGCTGGGCGTAACACTGCTCGGCGTAGTCGAAGTGAAAAGGAGATCCTGCTGCAGGAAGGCTATCTGGAAGGCCGTCGCGCTCTGCTGGTTCACTCTCGGCAGAATATTGAGCGCCGGAGTTCCTCCCGCCTCCGACTCGCATACCTTGACCGCCAGGTTCGCGTTCAGGAACTGGCTGGGGATATTTGGGTAATTGTACAAATTCGAGATGAAATAAGTCGGCTGGAGCTGGGCTGAATGGACAATGCCCAGAGTTGGAATTCCGAGATACGCCCAGGCCTTCGAAGCTAGGTTCGCCTCGTTGGCGTAAAGCGTCGGCGTTCCCACCGCCCCGGCCAAGGTCAGCGTGTTGAAATTAATCCAAGCATATTGCACAGTCGAAAAGACTTCATAGGCAAATTGGCTACCCTGAGCCGTCGCCGTGATATTGGAGCCCGCTGTCGCATTTCCGGCCGTTCCTAGATTCGTCAGGGAAACCGCTTCCACCTCGAGCTGGGAGTTTGCGAGAACCGTCAGAGTTGCATCGCCCGTCCCACTCGTTTTTGTTAGAGTGCCCTGCGGCCCCGGGCTGATAAAAGGATTGAGGGAGGGCGAAGTGACCAGAAAAGAAGTTCCGGCCGCTACCGTATTTACGATCGTGAAGAGATTGCCGCTGGCATCATGATAGACCGCGCCCGCGGTCGCGCTCGAGGCCCCGGTAGTCGAAAAGATCCAGCCGTGACCTAAGTCGGCCGAGATTGTGTAAAAGCCGCCAGTCGGAATGAAGACGGTCGAATTCAACAGGGTCGAGCTCCAGAAAATATAGGAAAGGCCCACATTCACTGAACTTCCAATGGCCGGCTGCACGAAGCCTACCGCAGTATCGGAAAGACCCGTCTCCACTTGAATTGCCTGCGCAGGGCTTACGTTCTGGTCATAGAAAATATAGGCTTGGTTCGTAACCGTCGAAAAGCATCCGGTAATATTGTAGGTATTCGTGCCCGTCGCCGTGCTATCGACAGTCGTTTGCGCGAGAACCGTGGTCGTTACCGTTGGATCGACCACAAAAGCCACAACCGAAGTGCTGGCCCCGTAACAGACCCAAACATTGTTCGACGGATCCCCGAAAATCGAGATGCATTCCGCCGAAGCCGTTTTCGTGATCGTATTCCCCTGCACCAAGGCCGTGCTGATTGCGCTGATCTTTATGTGTTTCGGAGACCCGTTCGAAGTGAAATAGGCAAGATAGATATTGCCGTTGATTATATCCGCGTCATAAGTGCCGCCCGGAGCCGTGGAATTCACATCCGTCACCACGGTCAGAATCGTCACAGGCCCAAGGGAATTTATGATTACGCCCTTGAGAAGATTCGTCCCGGGCTCATACCAGATGACATAGAGATTGCCGCCCACTGAAAGGCAGCGGGGCTTTACGCCCGTGGCAGAAAGCTGAACCGGGGGCAATAGGATCTGGCCGGTCGCCTGGTCCACAATATCGTAGGTAAGACCCACAACGGAATCGACCCAGGCGAAAACATTCCAGCCCAGCGTATTATTCTGAGCGCTGTCCTGCTGCGAATCGCTATTGATCCCCTTGTTGATATTGCTCTGCACAAGACTGGCAAGTGTCGCGCGGCCTTTGTAATTCCATCCAGGATCCCCGGCGCCGTTCGTGCGGCTATAGAGATTGATCCCGTCGCAGAGCACAAGTTCTTCATTGTATTCCGCTACCAGGCGCCCCACGCCGACATTTGCAGGAATCACGTTTAGGCTGAGCGTTTGCTCGTTGATCGTATTGGTCGACAAGGAGGCGAAGCCATTGCGCTTGCCGATCCGGCCGCCCGTCTGGAAAATCGCGTTCTCCATTGCCAGGAAGCTTTGCGGGCCTACCTGCCAGGGATCCGTCTTGGTATCGATCCCCTTTGCGAAGTTGATCTGAACTGGTTGCTTTTGGGGTTTCAAAAGACCGCCAAATCTATCACGACGGGATTAGACGCGGTTCCCTGTGTGCAGAAAAGAATCAGTGTGTTTTGCGGCGTCGAGTTCGCCAAAACCTTCGGAGAGACAAGAAGATCCTGGTCCTGTTCGTCCATCACATCGTAGGAAGTAATCACTCCACCGGTCTCCCAAATGCGTTTGCGAATGATCTGCCAGCCGGTCAAGGGATACCCCAAGCCATGGGAAATAGTATTCACCCCGGAAACCAGTTTCTGCTGCGTCAAAATCACCGGGGCGCTGATCGATTGCTTGAAAAACGGATTCAGTACTTTAAACCAGCCACTCTGGAGAAGCTGAACGTCTTTGCTTACCCCCTGGAAATATGGAAGGCCTTGTGCCATCACCACCCCGCGTTGTTTCCGCCGCCGCCAAAACCATTGCCGCCAAAGACGGGGTCTTGCCGAGTAGCAGAAATCGTGTCGGGCATCGAAATATCGCGATTAGAGGCGGATTGCTCAATCCTGGTCTTCAGAAACATCAGCTCCGCATCTAATTTGGAAGTGTCCGCGCCTTCTTCTTTGTCGAGGGCGTATTTCGCGGCGCGAACGATAGGGTAGCGGAGCCAGCCGGAATATCCCAGGGTCGTAAGATCGGTATCTTTAAGAAGACCTGGGAGTTTAGGAGCATACCACATCCGGATTTGTTGATTCCCAGCCGGCGTCGGAATGATATTAACATTGTTCCCCATGAGCCGATAACGCATATTGTAAACTCCATAGATCGTGCTAGTGGAGTTCGGATACACGTATTTGTTGCGCTCAATGAAATCGAATTTTAGAAGAGTAACCCAAGCGTTATTGCTAGTATTAATGCCAAGGTCCATCCCAGCAAGCTTATAAAAAGCCAAGGCAGGAACACCACTGGCACCGCCAAATACGCCACCAAGGTAGTTAGTAACTCCGTCAGGAACGGGGTAGTTTTGTGTGGTTCCGTTGGTGTTGATGAATACGAAGTTTTGGGAGAAAAGGTCTTCATAGACCGTGATCAATAGATCATAAAGCTCGTACATTGCAAGCCTTAAAAAGCTATTCCACTCCGACTGAATCACGAACTGGCTTTGCGCCGGCCGATCCGCGGTTTCCTGGGCCCGCAATCTCAGCTCGAAAAGGCTCATTTCACTCGGCGGGGCCGCTACCATTTGGACCGTAGCACTGGCCGCGCTGTAGGTAATCCCGTCAGAGCTCGCAGTCACCTGATAGAAAAACATCGCCCCAATGCCAGGCAAAGAATCCTGGGCCTGGAGCGCTAGCCCGACCGTGGCCAGCAAAACAAAGCTTCCCGGGATTCCCGTCGGGCTTTTGTAGACCTGGTAGCTTACCGCTCCAAGGGAGGCAGTCCAAGAAACCAATATATTGCCGTCCGATTGTTCGGCGGCAACATTATTCGGTATCGAAGGTACTGCCATTAAATCCCCTTAAAGCGGTAGGCCCCGGAATCGAACCAGGCTCCGGAGCGGGAATGAAGGACCGCACCGGGGCACCTGCGCCCACCCCAGATTAGATCCCGTCGACCGTTACGGAAGAGCCGTCAAACCAGAAGCTCATTCCCAGCGTGCATCCGTTATTTGGAGCGGTCGGGATCATCGGTTGGCCATACGCATTCGTGCTAAGCGTCGGGGCCAGCATCTGCACAATCAGAATCGCGCCGGCATTCCTTCCAATGCTGGAATTATTCATAGTCTTGTTCGGATCGCCCATCGCTTCGAAAGTCAAAATCCCAGAAGCTTTTGGGATTTCCACCCGGGAAGTCGAAGTATTCGCTTCCCCAGGGACGCCTACCGCTGTCGCGATGAAGTTCGAGCCAACTGCCGGCACGAAGCCCACCGGGAAACCGATCGATTGCCAGTCGGCCAAAGTCGAGTTCCCAAGGGTCACAATCGTATAGGCCTGGCCGGCGGTCAAAGCGCTGTTATCGACCTTTAGAGCGGATCCAGAAACCGTGCTCACGAAGCCGGAAAATCCGCCCAGATAGTAATTGAAATTGTTTTTGAACTTCACCTGGATAAAACCAGCAGCAGGATTCGGGCTTCCTACGCCCTGATAGGTGATAGATCCAGTCGTGCTGGAAGTCGTCGCGGCGCTCAGCGTAATGGAGCCTGAGCTGACAATGCTCGCGATCGTGGTATTGGCCGGGATTCCAGAGCCCTGCACCGGCATTCCCACAACAAAACTCGAAGTGCCCGATGCAATGCCGTCAATTAACGTCGAAGTATGGGAAGTGCCCGTGAAGGCGGCGGAGGTATTCAGGTAGACCTGCTCAATATAGCCATTACTCTTAAGAGAACGCTGCCCCAAGCCATCGCCGTTAGTGGAGTCAACCACGAAGTTCGCAAACACGAACTGAGGCTTGCAAATGTTGCCGTAGATTGATTTCCCGTTGAGCCCAAAACCGCGTGCTACGCTCATGAATACTCCAATTACCGGGAATTTCTCTCCGAAAGGCCCCAGCGCACCATTCCGGCAGTATGCGATTTCTCGCTTCACTAGATTCCCAAATGATGCTTAAAAGAAAAGGATTGGCTCCAGGGAAACGACTTGAACGTTTAGGTGCTTTCGCGGCACGTTAACAGCGTGCTGGGTCTACCAATTCCCCCACCCCGGAATTTCGCTTTTTCCTGCACTAAATTCTAGTTCTCCCCCGCACCAATTTCTAGGAAATAAAAAGGCCCGGATTTTATCCCGGGCCTTCGGAGAAGCATGGCTTGTTAATGGAAGCCGGAGCGTAGCAGGTTACGCGCTGAGCGCAACTGCCATATTATAACCCGGCGCAGAATTTATCACGTTTCCGTATGACGCGATGCGTATTTCGAGGGCATCGGCATTTCCGACGCGGAGCCCCTCAAGGCCTTCCATGCCATATGTCAAAATATGGGGTGCCTTGCCTAAAGTCCTTAATTTCCAAGTACTTAGCGTCATTGCCCAGGCGTTTTGAGCCTGTGCGCTGCGGTCAGCCAATACCGGGATTTTGCCGTATGCGCTGTGGAAATGGATCGCTTCGAAAGCTACTTCCACTTCGTCGTGCTCGAGCTGCACATACTGCACCTTCGCGCCGAGTTCGTTGATCAGCGTCGAATAGCTGACGAAATCCAGCACGATCAGATCGAAGGCCGCGCCTTCACGGTTTCCGAATGCCAATGCATTAGTAATTCCCTCGGAAATTGACTGGGCAGAGGCATTATAACGCAATCCGCCGAGCCTAGTGGGATCAGCCGACCGATTCACGCCCCAGAAGTTATCGGTCGAAATAGGATCCACAAAAGGAACCCAGGCAGCCAGACCACTGAGCCCCAAAAGGCCCGCAATCGTGGAAGCACCGGCAGAACCGATATCCCCTAGCACCTGCAGAAAGTCGCCGACCACGAAGCTTGCGCCGGTTCCCTGAACCACAGTTCCGACAATTACGCCGGTTCCGCGGTTTACGCTGGTCAACTGGATCGCATCGATCACGCCGCCTTCAAGAAGCGCAGCGCCGCCATCCGTTGCAGAGTTCTGCAGAGTCATCCCCACTTCGAACTGCACCACGTTCTGGGCATTGTTCAGAGTGATCGTCACCACCGTACCGACCAGCGAAGCTACGCCGATCTGGCCGCGAGATGCGGTTCCACCGAAAAACAATTCAAACGCCATGTTGTTCGAGATGTTGCGGAAACCGTTATCCAGCGTGCGGGAAGCTTCGTCCACGAAGGCACCAGCATTGCTCTTGGTTTGCTCCATGAGCAGGTTGGTGATCGTAACAAGCTGGTAATCCTGGATGGCATACACGAAGTAGCTGACCACATCCGATGCGGTTTGTTGATTCTGCGCATTCGCGAAGGTATGGCTTCTTCCCTGCGGATTGCCGTACTCCAGGGGCACAGGAATATATTTCCCGGCAAAACCATCCGGGCTTTCGTTTTTGGGAATCATCGCCAGCAAAGGGTTCTTTGCGTAGACGATATTCTTCATGTAATCCTTGTCATCGGTATACAGTTCTTTCAACGCCGCAATCTGATTGCTTGAATTGGCGTATACGGGTGCAATTGCCATTTTTAATTACCTTTTCAGTGTGCCGCGAAACGCCGCCATCGCCCGGGTCTTACGATCCATGGGAGGCTGTGCTGTGTCGCGTGCGGTTAAAGTTGTCATTCCTCGCGGCTGTGTCTGCAGCGGTACTTGAGCGGGTGCGCCAATTCTGTTGCGCACTTTGTCGATGCCTGCAAGCTTCTCGGCGTCTAGGATGAGCTCTTCCTCAACCAGCCCCATTGCCTCCGAAACGTCCAGAATCGTCTGACCCTTGGATTCTTTATAAACCCGCTTGATCAGCTCCCGAACATCCCCGAAAGCATTGGTTTCGCGGACTAAGGCAAAAGAATCGCCCTCCTTGGCAAGAACCTTGGCGTCCCGGACCATTTGGTCCAAGGCCGCTTCTTCGTTCTCCTTCTCCCGGCTCTGAAACTTCTCGTCAACGCCTTTTTCAAGGGAATCAACCTTCGCCTTCAGGGCCTGCAGCTCCTCGTTCTGAGGATTTGCCAGAATGGCTTGAGTCAGCTCGTCATAAGACAATCCGGCCTCTTGCATCACGCTCAGGGACTTGGCTTTAAGTTCGGCCAGAAACTCCTGGCGCGAAATCTTTCCGCTGCCAGCCATCTCGGCTTTCTGCTTCTCCAATGCCGCCCTCTCTATCTGGAGGGCCCGCTTTTGCCGTGCAAGAGCGGCGAACTGAGGGCTCAGTGGCTGCGTAGCTTCGACAGCCGCTGGCTCTACTGATTCCGGAATGATGCTTTGCGGCTCCTGGTAGTCGCTAGATGTGGTTTGATTCGTTTTGAGCCGGATACTGCGGACATTTGGCCGCTCGCGTTCCTGGGGCTGGACTTCTTCCCTCGGCTGCTGGCCCCGTGCAATCTGCCGGGCCCTCTCCAGCTTCATTGGACTGGCCGTGCGGCCTACTTCGACATTACCTAATACTTGGCCTGGCTGGCCGCCTTGATTCGGAGCTGCGCTGATCTTCATTCATTCTCGGGGATCCTGTGTCTGCAGGGATTGTGTTTAAGCCGCTTGTACGGCATTGGGTACCAAAGGAGATTGCGGCTGAGGCATCGGGCTTGCCTGGGGCACCGGTTGCGCCATAGGAGGCGGCATGGAAGCCTGGATGATCCCCTGGGCCTGCTTGAAGAACCGGCGCAACAGGTTGGCCTTTTTCTCTTCCAGGTTCGCGGCCATATACAGATTGTAATATTGGACGCAAAGCTGAGCGGCCAGCACGTTATCCATGAAAGGATCCGGGCTTGTATATTTGCCGTCCTGCACAATCGCGTCGAGGTATTTGAAGATCCGCTCTTCGGATGCGTTATCCAGCTTCTCGTTCTGCTCGAGATCCGGGAAGCGCATGAGCCGGCGGCCTTCCTTAATCGTAAGCATACCCGCCTGGACCTGTTCCGTAACCGTCTGGATCCGGCCAGCCGGCGTTCTCGGCAAGCTGGATTCGGAGAAGCATTGGATCACGAAAGGATCTTCCATGAACTTCATGGCAGGCAGGTCGATTTCTTTCGTCCCATCCTTGTTCGGGTAAACCGTCTGATATTTCCCGTCCCGGCGGGCAATATCCATGGCGCATTCGGCCACTAGATAAGCCAGGTCCACGTAAGCGTCCGAGTATTTCTTTGACAGTGTAGCCATGCGATCGGTAGAAATGTCATCGAAGGAGCGAATGGACGCTCCAGAATTGAGGCCCTGAGGCTTCTGGGAGCTCGCCTGCATCATACTGACGCCGCATTGCTGGAAGCCATACTGAATGAGCTTATCCCGTTCGGAATAGAGCTCAGGGGCGTTGCAAGGAGCAACTTCATAGCTCGGCTTTACGCCCGTATAGGTACACATTACCCCGAGTTGATTATTGATCGCGGTCTTACTGACCTTGGAATTTTGCTCGATAAATACCCGGGGAACACCGACGAGGGTGATCGCCTGCGCAATCGTATAAAGTATGCGGTTGAGCGTGAGCTGAGTTCCGAAAAGCTGAGTCGCCAGGGATTGTCCGAAGAACCCTAGGTAAGGATCCGAGTAATTCATAAAGACGAAGGGGAACTTCATCTTATGATATGGCTCGTCGAAGATTACTCCGTTGACCGTAGCAATCGTGTGACGGCCCGCAATATAGCCAGGCGCTTCTTTGTCGGGACCGCTTGGAAGTTTCCATCCCTCAACAACCATAACCTGATCGGCAGTTGTCCTTCCAGAATCAGGTGCGTTGTCAGGGTAACTTTGCGGTGTCGCTTTGATGATTTCTTCGGCTTTTTTATCTGGCGCATTTGCCCTCAGCTTATCACGGTCCATCAGCTTTAGCTGCAGCATCTGCTGGGGCGTCCCGTTGATCGCGTCGTTATCGTCCACAAAAAGATCCGTAGCCATGACCCGGTCTATGCAAACCCGCTTATCATCGCCTTCGTAAACCTTGAGCACACCGGTCCCCATGACGATTGCGTCCCGCAGGAACTTGACGCCCTTCTCATAGGCCTTCGTTTGGTAGAATTCGCCCAAAATGAAATGATTGAGATCCTGGGCTAGGTGCCTTTGATGATAATCTGCGCCGTCAGTCAGGAACTTTGGCTCTGGCCGATCTTGCCCGATTCTTGATACTAGCGTATCGGTGCATGCCTGGATCAAATTGAACGTAGGCCGGTCCTCCGGCAATGTCTTTGTTCGATTCATCTGCGAAACATTGCTTCCAGCATACGAATACACCGACAGACCGCAGTAAAGCCGCACATTCGCTGCAAGCTGTCTTGCACGGTAGGTCTGATTCGTTTTTAGGTAAGTTGCTGTTCCGCATAATTCCATCGCCAGGGCCATGTCAGAAGGGGCTTTCCACCATTCTTTGAGCTCGCCTTTGCCCGCATTGTCCCCGCGGCTCTTCGTCTGCATGACGATCTTCTGCACCTGGGGCTTTGCTGGCTTAATCTTCACCGGCTGCCTGCTCTTCCTTAAGGCCAATCAAAGCCAAACGCAAGATTTCCCGAAGCCATTCCCCTGGCAAAGTTGCTTCCGCGCACATTTCCGCGCGAACCATTTGGGTTTTAATATCTTTCACAGTGATTTTCACTGCTCTGCTCCAATTTCCGCAAGCGGATCAGGCTGGGAGGAATAAAAAGCCATCTGGTCGGCGGTAACCCCGGGAGGCAATACGGTCCCGTCGGGAAGGGTTTCTTGCTCTGCATCCTCCGCGGATCCGGCTTTCCTTGGGAGATCCCCGAATTTCACCTTCAGGGAGCCCACTTCAATTGTGTCGACGCCCTGGCGCCGGCAGACCTTGAAGATCGCATCCAGCTGCTTTGCGGAAGGTAATGAGAATTCGCTCATCCCCACCCCAGAATCAGTTTTATACGCTCCCAAAGGCTCATAGGAAGCTTGAAATCTTTACTGAAGCGGAAGGCCGGCATCTCCCGATTTAAACCGAAAAAAGGCGGATCCGCACTCGTCGGCGTCCAATCCTGTAGTCCTTCAAACTTCAAGCAGGCCTCGGCATGCGATCGCGCTTGGCGAGAGACCGCATGATGCGGGTAACAACATCTTCGCGGCGCATATCTTCGTGCTCGTCGCCGAGTTCATCCCCGGAATTCTCGCCCGTATATTCACTCTCGAGATCATCCCGAAGCGCCAGGTCATCGAATTCGTTTTTGCGGAATTCAGCAATGGGATCATCTTCGTTCGCAACTCGGCCGCCCATCGAATAGCATCCAGCTCGCTTTGCCATTACCCGATCGACAATGCCGCGCTCGACCCCAGAATCCTCTTCAGATTCGACCTGGCCGCCCTCAGCATGCGATTTTGTGGATTGGATCATCCTTTTGGTTTTCTGTGCTTGCGTATTCTCGGACACATCCATATCCTCTTGATCTTTATCGCCCGCATCCGTGGAATCGAACATTAACGCCGGGCCTACTTCTGGTCCCTCAAACTCCATCAAAGGATCAGGCAATAGGCCCCCCATCGCCATTCTCCGCTTCTTCATGATCCGGTCAATCATTCCTGGTCTCATAATGCCGCCCTTTGCTGCCATATAATCGTCATCACTTGTGACAAAATGCGGATCCTCATTATCGGAATCGATCTTGTCCTGCACATCCTGGGGCGCTTCCGTGCCCTGCATCTCTGGATGGGTCTCCAAAAAATCGGTATAATTCGGCACAGATTCGTGCTCTTCATCAGAAGTAGGGCTGACCCGGCCACCGCGAGCCATCTTGTGTTTTTGAGCCCTGCGCTTGGTCGCGTAGGCAATCGCCAAAGCCTGCTTCTGAGGCTTCCCAGCATGCATCTCGGTCGAGACGTTCGTGCTGAAGGATTTGGCTGATTTACCCTGGACCAATGGCATTAGTTCACGCCCTGGCTAATTGCCAGCGTCGCTTTCACCGCATTGAGAACCGCGTCAACCGCATTTGCGCTGGAAAGAGTAAAGGTCAGTACATCGCCGGCCGCACAAAGCGTATTCGTCGAACCGCCTTCAGCTCCCGCAGTTCCCGTGAATACGGTTACCGGGCCTGTGCCGTTCACAATCGTCATAATGCAGGCGCTTTGACCGCCGCCGCCTACCAGGGTAGGAAGGCTGATCTTCCAGTCCAGGTTATATGGCCCAGCGTTCGGGCAGCTCACCACGAAAGAGGATAGGCCTACGATGCTGCCAGATTGATTGAAAGGTGCATTTGCCATTTAAAACCCCTGCTGAATGGTTACCGTTGCTTTTACGTTATTTGCGACCAAATCGATTGCCGCGGCCGAAGAGATCACCACCTGGATCGCATCCGCATCAGCGGCCAGAAAGCCAAATTTGAACTGCTGCGCAATCTGAGTTGCCGTAATCGTCGGAGCCGTGAACTTGGTTACCGTGTTCTGCTTCACCACTGCCGATAGGCCCGTAGGAGGAACTTCGGTCAACTCCACATGCACGCTATAAGGCCCCGCGCCGCCCGTAGGCACCGTGTAATTCCAGGTATCGAGCCCAGAGATCAAAGCTTGGTTGATTAGGAGATTTTGAGCCATTAGATATGCTCCCCTTCTTCATGTGGTTGGGAATCGAGCATTTCGAATGCAGCGCGTAGGGCGACGCAAACGCCCTTAACGTCTTTGGAATGGACTGCCGCAATCAGATCGTGTGCGGCGCTTTCCAGCATATCATATTCCGGCTCTTCGTCTGGCTTGCGCATCTGGGATTCCAGTGGCGCCGAAACAGAAGCTTCTTTGGTATGCTTAAGAAAGGGAATCATTACTAGATTCCCAAATGATGCTTTTAGCGTTTCCGCTTAGGATACTTGCTATTGATTTCCATGTCCTGGCGCCAGCTCCAATAAGCTAGCCAGAGAATAAAACCCAACACCCAGAATATTCCTTGTATCATGATTTCCCCTCATTCCCCTTCCGGTACTCCGCGAGCGCCTTTTCCGCAAATACTTTCCAGTCGGCGTATTGCGATTCATCGCCAAAGAACCAACTTAGACTCTCTAGGGTATATATTAATTTCACCGCGCGGGCGCGTTCGGCGGTTAGCTCAGCCTCCCGCAATTTCCGCTCCTTTGCTGCGCCCGCTAGGTACGCCATTTTGGCGTCATCAAAATTTACATCCTCTTGAACTTCGCGCCCATATTGCTCTGCCGCTTCCTTCAACTTCTCTTCGTGTGTGCTCATTTCTCCTCTTTCCCGGCCAGGGCGTCACGTGCCACCAATATAATTCGCTCATAAGCCGCATCGTATTCCGCTGACTCGTGATCAAACCCCTCTACCTCTTCTAATTCTTCCGGGGTCTTTTGGGCCGCTAAACGATTCAAGGTTCCTCTCAGCCGCTCCACTTCGGCTTGCCGCTTCTCTTCTCCGCGAAGGACGCCTGCAAGGAAGGCGGGTTCTCCCACTCCATAGCAGTTTGAAAAGAAGGGAAACTTCTCTTTCAGCCAAGCCCTTGCAGCTAAATCATCCCCGCTCGAAGGGGCTTTCGCCTGGTCGCTCATGGCTTCCTCTTTGATTTTTTATTCATCGTCCATTCTAGCTTTGTTCCATCGTCTAAACGCAAAACGAGTCTCTCTATTATGGGATTTTTAAGAGTCGCTAAGAACTTTGCGAGCGCCATTCCAGAACTTGGGTTTTCAAAATAATCCTTAATTCCTGATTCAATTTCCTGAGTTTGCTTATCGTTCATCACCCCTCCCCACCTTTCGCATGGTCGCTCATGGCTTCACTTCCTTTAGTCGCGGCCTTATGGACTTGCACGCTGATTCAAGATGATTAGAGGCGAAATCCGTGAGTGCCGCGCCCATTCCCAGAAGATGCTGCTTGGCCATTTCGATTGCTTGGGGGCGCGTAAATCCCTTCTTTTCTGCGTCGGCCAATATCCATCCCGTCATTTCGGCTGCCTCTAAATAAAGAACACGCTCTCCTTCTTTTTGGCAGCGGCGAAACGTAGTAATTATTTTTTCTTTATCCAGCTCCCTCACCGCTCCCCACCTTTCGCCTGGTCGCTCATGGCTTTACCCCTATTAACCAGAATCCAAACCTGGCCACCAAGAGCCAGCATAAAATGGCAAAGGTGATAGATATTGCTGAACGAATATAAAAGATAAATGGAATCTTCATTTCCCCTCCCCACCTTTCTCACATTCCAGCTTCCTGCGGGCTACATTGCCATTGCGCATTTTATAGCGAATGTCGATTATATCACGCGGCGTTAACCAGCGGGCTCCTAAATCGGGCTCTCCCAGCGTCCTATGTTCTTCTCCATAGTCGAATCCCTTGGTTTCAAAGCGGGCACATAAACAGTGTTTATGTGCATCATTAAGAAGTTGTTCCAGCTGATTTATCTTGGCAGTCAATTCACGCCGCGCCGCATCCAGCTTGGCCTTCGGGGAATATTCAATTGGCCCGAACTCTTTCTGCACATTACAAATCTCTTCCGGTAAGCGAACCATCCAGCCATAAAATGAGCTGTAGGTCACAATCACATTCGGCAGCTCCTGCTCCTTGGGGGCTTCGGTCATGGCGACTCCTTCTTATCTTTTTCCATAGCTGCTTGAAGGATGGCCACACAAACTTGGTTTACTGAAACCGCGTGCAGTTCCGCCTTGCGCACTAGAAATGCGCAAACATCTTCGGGCGGCCTGACCATTACGGCCTTGATTGTTCTAGCAATGGGTTTTCCTTTCGGTAGAAACTTTTCAAATCCACCCATCACCTCTCCCCACCTTTCTCACATTCCAGCTTCCTGTAGGCTGAGAGTGCGGCGCGGGCTTTTGCATTATTACAAAGCGCGTGCCAGTCGCAGTAGTGGCTCCCGCAGTTTCGCGCTGATGCGTAATATTCCAACGCCTCCACCAGCCCATCCCGCTCCTCCTGCAAGAGCCTCTCGCGGGCGCACCACCCAGCATCGAAGCAATAGTGCCTAGCGCTTGTTTCATGAAGACCGAGAAAAACAGCCCTATCCGAAGCCATCTCGCGGGCCTTGATTAGTTGTTCGGGGGTCATTGGCCATTCACGCTTTCGTCGTAAACTACTTTTCCGTGGCCCTCAGTCCACTGCGTGGAACCATGGCAGTTGGTAAAATATCGCTGACCACCATCCCGGAAACGGTAAACCGTGCATCCTTCATGCGTGAAAAGCGTGTCAACTTGATAACCCGGTCCCTCGATCTTGCTAGACACCGCTGGATTCGGCGCACAACCAAATACAAGCATCGATCCGAAAAATAAATATTTCATAAATTCCCCCAAGGATTCGGCTGCTCTTCGGGCCAGCCGGCGCTTTCTTCCGCAACTAATTTCTCCCTCTCGGCTTCCCAAGAGATTTCATTCTGCTTTAGGTACCATTCTTTAGAGCCGATCGCGTGCTTAGGAAGCAAAGGATCCGTAATCGTCGGCCTGGTCATCAGCCCGTATCTGGTCATATCGTAATCGTCATCGCCTGACAAAGCATCATTTTCGCTGGCGTCAACTTTTAAAACATCCTCCAGCTTATCTGGATTATGAATCATCCGGGCTAGGCATTCGAAAACGTCCTGAGCCTCCTCGAACACGAAAAATCTCGGCTTTAGTTTAGGCTTCCCCTCCCACGCCATATAGGCCCGGACCTGGGCAGCTCCCTGGATCCTGTCAATTACCGCCTTCTTCAGAAGCAATCCGTAATCCTTGGGATCCTTCTCATTATACGATGCAAACTGATCGGCTATGGTTGGCGGCTGGGCCTCGTCCCTCAGCGTCCCTCGGATCGTCCAGCAGTCATGCCCCGCGACTATCGGGTAGAGCTTCTTAGTGTCCGGGAACTTCTTGAGCTCCCGCACGAAATCTTCCACCATCGTTTTTCGCTTCAGAATCCTGCGATAGAGATAGACGTTCCCATCCTCATCCGTCGCGAAATAGCCAAAGCTGGCCGGGTGGTTGAACCCATAATCGTAAGCGCCGAACCGGTTCCAGTGGTCCGGAATCGGAAAACCCCTGATCACATGCTTTTCCCTGCTGGCCTGCGCGAAGTATTGCCCGGCGAATACGTTCCAGTCCCCGTCACGATAGGCCTTGCGCAGCGCGAGATTAGGGTTCGATTCAAGCTTCCTCACGTAATCAGGGTCGTTATCCATAAGGGCTGCGTTATCCTCGACTTTCGCCTGCACGAAGGCGTAATCCTCCGCTCTTTCTTTGTCCCGGTATTTCCGATCCACAAATAGTCTTTTAAGCCAGCCATGGCCTATTCCGCCCGGGTTTCCTGTCAGCAGGAGCCTGGGCTTGATTCCGGGCACGCTCGAGCGGTTAGATCCCTTGAGCGTCGTATACATCGACTCCGGCCATTCCCCGGCCTCGTCAATCGCCAGATCATTGTATTCCTGGCCCTGATGCTTGCCGAGATCCATCTCATACTGGCAATAGGCGAATTTCAGCGTGCTGCCGTTGGGGATATTGATCGTTTTGTGCTCGGCGCTCCAGTATTCCTGGAGCATCGGATATTCTTCGAAAAGCTTTTTAATATGGTTATTGTAGAGCTCTTCGTAGGTGCGGCGAAAGATTACCCCGTGGCTCTTCGGGTATTTGAAACGCCGAATCAGCAGGATCCGGCGAAGGCCCCCAGACTTTCCTCCGCCCTTCGCGCCACCGTAGAAAGTCTCGAGAGTTGTTTCTACCTTGTTGAGGAAATCCCGCTGCTTAGGCTGGAGTTCTATTCGAAGTTTCATTGGGTCCGCGGCGCTAACGATCCCTGTCCGCGTCTCAAGCAAGGGAATTGCCAAGCCTTAACTAGGGCTTGGCTTAGATTTACCATAATCGCAGATCTCAATGGTGATCTTTCCTCTTTCAGCTAAGTCCGCCAACTCCGAATGCTTCTTCTTCGGCTCGATATACATGCAAAGTTCTTTTAATGCGTCAAATTGGCGCGGGTGCGCTTCCTGCTGAGCGATCTCCGCCATCGCCTTGAAAGGCTCAAGCCCCATACCACGGCAAATCTCTTCAACAGTCTGACGCTTATTCAGACTGCCAGCTTTTCTTCCGGCCTTGGCCGGTCTTGATTGACCTTTTTTGAATCCCATACGTTATTTGTGCGTTATAATAACATACCGCGTTGTATAATACAAGAGGTTACCATTTCCTTTTGCCGGTAGTTCCATCGCCATTATTCACCTGGCCCCCCACAATCCGTGCGGCAACGGGAACAATGGGTTTCTGAGGAGCAAGGATCGCCGGCGGTAAGATTCCGGCAAAAGGAAATGGTAA